TGAACCAGATTCAAGTACACTATTTGTTCCGATTGGACCAACACTATTTAATATTTCACCGTCTGATAATGTATGTAATTTCAATACTTCAGTATATGCTGCACTATTATATTCTTCACCACCTTGTAATTGATTTATAGATGTATATGGATTAGTACCAACAGATGAAGATACAAGATTCAATGTTCCACTTATTTGAGAACCACCAAATAAACTTAAACCATCATTTCCATGCATTCTACCAGCTTTACTTGATGTTAATCCAACAACACCCGCAGCCGAACTTGCTGATATAGATAAACTATGTAAAGATGAACTATTATTTATTACATTTCTGAATTGACCGGCGGTTGTAGTAATATTAGATGAAGAAACAACATAAATATTTGTAGAAGAATTGGTATAAGAAGCACCGCTTCCAGTATAAATAAAATTAACACCACCTATACTCATTGATTCCTTCGTACCAGTACCACCACCAAATTCACCAGCTACAACTGTAAAACTACCAGTAGCCTTTACACCACCACCCACAACAGCTGGGTTGATTGATGATGAAATTGTTGCTGACGCGACACCATAACCACCGGCCAGCACTCTAACAACTGTTAGTTTATCAGCGTTTTTTAGATATTCTTTTGCTGTATGGGAAGTTAAATATTGATAATAATTAGAACCACTTACAAATGCATCACCGAATCTAGCTTGATATTCAGAATATGATGATACAACTGTTGGAACTAATGCTGGGCCTTTTACTGTCGGTCCTATTACTACCGCCCCAATATCAGCGATTGCCGAAGGTAAAAATGTTTGGTCTATTTCACTTGTAAATACACCAGGGCTTATAATTTTTTCTGCCATTAAAATTCTCCAATAATAAGAGGGTCAAATTAATGACCCTCATTATTTATTTTATATTACTCTGGGAATGTAGCTCCAGTTGGTTGAACTGTGAAATCAAGAACAATAAACTCAGCAGTTCTTGTGGGTTGAACAAATATTTGTCCGTATAAGATATTTCTATCTACAACATCTGGAGTATTATTTGATTCGTCCATTACAACACGAAATGCCGTTAGTCCTGAATTAGATTGAACTTGTTCCAAGAACGGATTAACGATGTTCAAGAATCTTCGTCTTGTACTTGCGTTATTCTGTTCAAATACAAGGAATCTTGAACTTGATGCAATGAATTTCTTCACTTTAATCAATAGTCGTCTTACATTCACCCTGTCCAATGCTGATGCTTTCTTCTGTAAAGTCTTTTGACCCCACACAGTAACACCTTGTCCTGGGAATGTTGCAATTGGATTAATATGAGCATCATATAATGTATCGCGATTAGAATGTGTTAGTTTTCGTTCTGCTTGAATAGCTACATCAATTCCACCGCGATTTAAACCTGCTGGGGCGAACCATGGGTGAGCAACCGTATCATTAAATGAGTATATTCCACCCATAACAACTGAGGGTGGGACCCATACGTTCTTACCGAGTTGGTTATCAGGTATTTGAACCCAAGGCCAATACATAGCTGCGTAATTTGAATCATAGTCTTTCGCTTCATCAGTAGCATTTGTAATAGTTTTACCATGTGCTACTGGGTCAGCAATAACGAAACAATCACCTCTATCTTCACAGACAGTTATTGCTTTATCAATTACAGCATTGTGGTCAGTTTGTTCAAGACCTGGTAAAAGAATCATATTAATATCGTATTCATCTTGATTTGATAATAGGTTTAATGCTTTATTATATGCTGTTTTACCTTTAGCGTCTGTAGCTGGTACGAATCCTTGTGAAGATGCACCTATATTTTCATTGAAATTATAATTTGCTGCAGCATTAGTAACGTCGTGACTAAAATTACCTAAACCATCAAATCCTGCCCAACCATTTGTACCACCGACAAATGAACCACTACCAATTCCAGGGAGTGATGCTGATGCAGAGTTGAGTGTAATATTTCCGTTCTCATCAAGATAGTCAATGGTATCTTTTACATTAGATACATAAACATATTTTGATTTCGGTGGATATTCACCAGAAAATGTAAGATATGGGTCTGATTCTGTACCTGCTATTGTATTATAAGAATCACCAATCATCTTTGAAATATAATTATTAGAATTTGGGTCTAATGAAATATTGTTAAAGGTTTCAAGAATTTGTTTTCTCTTATTAGAATCATTTCCCTGTCTAATAAGAAGTGTAAATGTACCTTTTGATTGATTTATAGAAGATACTTCCCATCTTAAATTATGTTTAGAACCAGAATTAGTAAGAACATTATTTGTTCCTAAATCAGTTGCTTCGTATCCATTTACTCCAATTGTACTATTCATAATAGCACCGTCAGCAAGTGTATTTAATTTAAATGAACCGATAGCATCACCACTATAATCACCACCACTTCCAGTATACCAATTACCACTACCAGTTGGAACTAATCCAGTGGCTCCACTGAAAGATCCATCAAGTATTCTGACAACAGTTAATCTACCTGCATTTTTTAAATATTGCTGTGCTGTTAATGATGTTAGGTAAGTTACATAACTACTTCCACTTTTGAAAGTATCACCGAAAATCTGTTGATATTCTGAATATGATGATACAACTGTTGGAACTAATGCTGGGCCTTTTACTGTCGGTCCGACAATCGCGGCTCCGATTTCTCCAATAGCCGCTGGTAAGAAAGACTGATCTATCTCATTCGTAAATACACCAGGACTTACAATTTTTTCTGCCATTTTATTTCTCCAATTAATATATTAATTTTGTAATTTATACTATCTTGTGCACAGATAGTTTTCGTATATAAATATATGAAAAAAACTTCAAACGATTATATTTATTTACTTTATTTGTTATTTATTCGGTGTAAATACACCAGTTTCAGGGTCTAAAGTTCCATCACCATATTTCTTTGTGATGTCATCTAACAGTTTCTTCTCTGTTTGTTGAACTTCTTTAAATTCATTACCAAGTTTTGATTCAAACGCTTCTACTTCATCAACTTGTTCTTGTAATCTCATTTTAGATATACCTACTTGACCAAATTCTGATTGTAGTTTAGCGTAACTATCTTGTATATCTTTAATCTGTTTAATTTCTTCGTCTGTAAATTTTGTTTCTTCTGCCATTGTGTAACCTCTATTTTATTGTTAATGTTGTATATAAATATATATATAAACTTTTCTAAAAAGTGATTTATTTTCCTACTTGTTTGTTTGTAGCATCACCTTCAAATCCAAATACTACTTTTGATGGTGTTAATTCTTTAGTCATTTCAGATGTTGTTCCGAATATATTACTTGTAAACTCTGGAATCATATACCCCTTAATTGAAAGACTAAATTCATTCTTTATTAATCTTTCACCATCAGCTGACATTTCTGATGCATCACTTATACTACCATCTAATGATGATAAAAACTTGTAATCTTCCGAATCACCGAAATATGTTTCTAAATGTTCAATCCACAAGTTATTAAGTAAATTCATTTGTTCCATGTAATTTGTAAACATCATTATAGAATAATTACATACTACAAAGTCTGGCATTCCTGTATAAAGTATTTCTTGAACTGGTTTTTTACCTGTTTGTACTGTAAATCTATCATATTGATTATCTTTTGACCATTTATTGTTTCTCGCTACTTTAATAAACTTACCTTGAACATCATTATCAAATGAAAGAGGCATATCAGGGTTCATAGAAAGATCAGTTCTTCTCATTATGATTAATGGTAACATAACTGAACCATTCTTATCTCTCAATACACCGTTCTTTCTAACTGATTTCCATCTTTCTTCATTCGCATATAATACAGGAACTTTAATCATTTCGTTAGCTTCTCTAACAGTAGGTTTCATTATATTCTTTATGTGATTCATAACAGATGTATCAATATCTTTTAATGTAATGGCGTAATTTTTAGTATAATCTTTTCCTGGATTTACTGAACGAGAACGATTACCTTTAGCTGTATCACCCTTAAATGATTTTTGAGTGGACCTATCAACTTGTGATGTGTTTGTTATGTGTTTATTTGTAATAGGTTTTACAGCCATCTTATTTTCTATTCTTTCTTCTTAAAGCTTTTAGTTTATCTTTCTTTGTTTTAACCTTACCTTTAATAACTTCTGATTTGACAGCGTTCATATCAACTTTACTTATTGCTATCTCTCGTTGTATATCTACTTCAACTGCGTCTGTTCCAGTTTGAGAACCACTGTCATCAATTCTATTACCGAACTTATCAATCTTCCCTAACATTTGAGCCATCATTTCTTCCAATTTTAGATTGCCGTTTGTTTCAGTTGGAACTTGATATGTGTTTTCACCATAAATATCATCATCGTTGTTTTCTTTGATATTTCCATTCACTTCTTCCTTCACCACCTTTGGTTTTGGTGGTTTATAGTTAGGACTTTGAGTATCATGTTTGATGATTTTCTTTTTTGTGATTAATTGAACTGCCATACTATCGTGGTCTTTCTTCTATCTGTAAGCTTGATAAACGACTTCTATGTGCTGATGCTACAATTGAGTGTTTATATCCTTGATATCCATGAATAAGTTGTGGTTCTGTTACACCATTAATTTCCCAATAAAAATCATTCCAATCTACGATGTCACCTGTTTCTGGATAAAAATTAAGTGAACCACTTGATAAATTATTTCTTTGAAAATACATATTAATTGAACTATCTACATCTGAACCAAATTCGCCTTGTATTACTTCTGGTTCAGTAAAATCAATAAGACAATTTACTCTGAAACCAACATCATAATATTTAGTTGTTGATTCACCATAAAGGTTTTCATCTGTATTTTCTATATTGACTTTATAAATATCTACAGATTGTCCAATAATTTCATCTATGAGTTCTTCATTCATTGAATCAATCATTCTGACTTCTTTAGATGGTAAAAAGAATGGACTTGTTCTTGACATAATTTTATCCTATAAAAATATTAAGTGGTGCTTTGTTCAACACCGATTGTTGAGCATCTGCTTGTTCTTGTTCTTGTCTTGCCCGCTCACTTAATGAAACCGATTCTAAAAATTCTTTAATTTCTTCCATCAATAATTGTTTTTCTTCTCTACCTTCAGCTTTTAATGATTCACCATCCATTGTTACTTCACCATTTGGTAATGGCATTGAAGCGTATTTGCTTCTGATAATACCTAATAATTCTTTTGATATAGATAATGCATATTTTCTAATCCATTGACGACCGGCTGAATTAATTTCAGAATATGTTATAAATTTATATGGAATATTACTTGGATCTGATACTTTACTATTGTTTACAGATTTAGTTACATCTGTTACATCACTTCGTAAATAATATTGAAAATATACTTTATCTCCAGCATCATCAGATTTTGGTCTCGGAAATATTCTTAATTTATTATTTATCAATTCAAATGAGTAATTTGATTTTCGTAAATAATCATTCGATTCAATTGCTTGCATTCTTGATACATCATAATGTAAAGGTCTTAAAATAAATGATACTGCTGGTGATACATTTCCCATTCCCATAGAATCTAACATTTGTTGTTGGTCGAATGAACCAGCATATGGATCATAGAATTTAAGTGCGGCTGATTTTCCATAATTAAATACTCTTTGTATTTCAAGTCTGGTATTACTATCTCCAGATTCAAGACTTGAATCAGCTTGTAAATCATACACTTGTTGTGACCCTGTAAGTGTAATTGAACCACTATATAAAGTTAAATTACCACCAAGATTAACAGCTTCTCCATACTGTTCTGATAAGATAAATGATGTTCCAAGATGTGCTGATTCTGGTTCATGTGAACCCGTTGAACTAAATACTGAACCACTTTCTCTATTTGTTGAAGCATAATGTTCCCACATCCAATTTCGTGTATTGTAATAATTCATTTGTAATGAATATTCAGATACGGCTTCTTCAAACATAGCATATATTGAACCAGAATCAAATTCAAGTTGCATTACTGGATGTCCCAATCTTTTGGCTACCCATTTACATACATTCAAACTATCAGTTACAAATTCCGAATCAGAATCATAAATACCATATGGTGTCGAACCTGTTATTTGATTTGCATTTGTTGGATCTGAATAAATATAATCTGCTTTTGGCATCTTCTTCTCCGTTTACATTAAAATACTACTATAAATCATATATAAATATCAG